TAATGCATAAGCCTTATCTTCAGATTCGGCAGTAAGCTCAACATTACCTGTTTGAACATTAACTACCTGATAATTGCTAGTAAACATAGGAAATGTAGAATACTCGTTAATGACCTGTATTTCATTTACTATAAACATAGTATCTCCTAGTTAGTTATCATAAAAAAGGGAGAATAAATCCCCCTTTTATTGTTTTAGATGCAATCATTATAGAGTGCCTCTGCTTGATGTAGCATAAATTCATCTGCTGATTCATCTAGCATTATAAGTGTGTCTATATGCTTTTGTTTCCAAGTTTGAAAGTCTAAATTCTTTCTATCCTTTAGCATTACCCACATCTTTTTAGCTTTTGTCATATCATCTCCTATTTTATACATTAGGGAGAGAAATGAGGGGAATAAATCCCCCCAAATCACATCAATCGCAAGCAGGACAACCGTCGTGATGGAAATGCAAAGGCTCACCATAAGGACACGACATTATTGCTCTCCAAAACATTTTTGGAGAGGAATACATTATTCGCAACTTGCGACAAAAGGATGCTATCATTTGCGAATCTCCTATATTGTCGCAAAAAAGGGAGAACAAAGATGTCCTCCCAAAAGAGAGCAGAGCTTACAGGTGTCTGCAAGATGCTCTCTTCACTTACTATGCTACTATTCTGCTTAGACTATATTATGACTATGTTCTATAGACTCTAAGTCTTACGACGGGTTACTGTGTAGCTCGGCTAATGCTTATAGTAAGATTTTAACATAGCCATAAAAAAGGGAGAACAAAGATGTCCTCCCCTTTTCATTTATTAGGCAGATTCTGTTACAATCTTTAAGGAGTGTCCCTTTGCCTTACTCATAAAAAAGGGAGAACAAAGTCTCCCTTCTTATCATCTAAATCGTAGATGTTTCAACGTCAACGTCTATCACGTCTTCCTCAACTGTAGTACCATAAGGATTCTCATAACCTTCTTTGAATCCTTCTACTGCTACTGCTGAGATAGAGCCTATACCTCTAGCCATTGACTTAACGATATTCTTAAACATATGCATATTCTCCTTGTTAGTTATCGTTGTCATAAAAAAGGGAGAGAACATCCTAAGTATTACACTACAGAGTGACTCTCTGTTAAGATGATACAGACTGAGTTATCAACAGTCTATCTTTGGTCGTGTGTCCTTGAAGAATTGTGTTCTCTCATACATACGGGAGAACTATGCTACTGTGTAGTAGTGTGGATTTGGTATAGATGTGTGCGTGTGCATTGGGAGTTGGTACACATACACACACCTCATACTTCCCACGGTAGAGGCTGTGCGATAGCACAGGGGGACCGTGCTGGAAGATGGGATGTGTGGGGTGGGGGATTAAACCTAATGAGTTCAACGAACTCAACCAAAACCAACCCTACCCAACCTAAATCGTAGGGGGGTGGGTTTGGTTCTGACCTCTCTCCCTCATTCTTGATATAATTTTAGAATTTTATTGAATTTGTACCAAGTTCATGATTAGATTAACACTATGAAAGATAAGAAATACGATGTATTTAATATGCAGTTAGGTCAGTTTGAAGATTCTGAGATAGATCCTGAAGACTTATTGAAGAGTTTAACTACGCAGATAGTACAAGAGTCTGAAAGGATGTTTGAAATCTACAAAGCTGAGAAGGAGATTGTTAGTTCAATCCTTAGTAAGGCTATAGAAACCGATGATAGGAGTACGGATTAGTACTAGTACTATAAGTAGTAGGTTTAAATATATGTACTATAACGATAGTACAGTACATAGTACAGTATAATGCCCGCTAAGTACTTAGGAGATGTAAAGTATTGTACTAAGTGTAAGAAAACGTATCCTTTGACTAGGTTTCAAAAGTATAACGGTTATTATATGTCATGGTGCAAGACCTGCAAGACTGAACGTGAGAAAGCTCAATGGGCTAAGAAGGAGGAATCTAAGATATTTTAGATGGATAAGCTTATAAGAAAGATAAAAGGGTTAAAGAGAACCTACTTTGTATATACTAAAGACGAAGCTGATGAGGATAATATATCTTATAAGCATTGGAAAGAGGTAGATGTAGGTGATTATGGTCTAACTGATGACGGATATGTTGCTTTATGTATAGATAAGAAAGAATATACCGATAAGCAGGGTAGGTGTAGACCATTTATAAAGCTTTGCTGCGGTGTAGGCTGGGGGCAAGGTAAGGCAAAGCTGCTATATGAGCCAAATAGGGAGTTTGGGCTATATAGTCAAGTTAAACCTGATTATTGGATACGTAGAGAAATAAGGTCTCAAAGGTTTAAGAATGCAATAACAGCGTATGTAGAACAATTACTAAGCTCTAATGCTATTAATTGGACTGTTATTGGGAATATTTACAGGCCAGATCAAAAGATACCAGAGGCAACTGTAAGAAGACTGTTTAAACAACAGGAGGTTAGGGAAGTGATAGATGATAAATTGAAGAAAGTTATGTTAGATAAGGGTATAAATCAGGAAATGGTCCTAGATTTACACTTAGAGGCCATAGATGTGGCTAGATCTAAGCTAGATCCCTCTAATATGCTAAGGGCAACAGAGAATTTAATGGATTTACTAGAAATGAAGCCTGGAAAGAAGGTTGTTACCGAATCTATAGATATGAGTGTAACATCTAGTATAGCAGAACAAATAGAAAGCGAAGAACAACGAGTTAAATTAGAACAAAAAACAGAAGAACCTATTGGAACCAGCTCAACAAAAGAATAAAATATTAAAAAAATTACGGAATAACATGATATTATTCGGTAAGGTTGTTATTCCTAATATGTTCTCATCTGAATCTCCGAAGTTCCATTATGATATTGCTAAGAATCTAATGGATCCCAATCAAAAGCAAATCAACATAATAGCTCCTAGGGGACATGCTAAATCATCTATTGTTGGTGGTGTATTTCCATTATGGCATATTATGTTTGAAAAAGGACCTAAGTTAGTTGTTTTGATATCTAGAACTCAAGATCATGCAGTTAAGTTACTAGGAACGATTAAGGATGTATTAGACTATTCTACTCAATTTAGGCAGCTATTTGGCTATTGGGGTATGAATTCAGCTAAATCATGGGCAAAAGCAGAGATAGAATTGAAGGATGGCACTATGATTATATGTAAAGGTACAGGTCAGCAGCTTAGAGGAATTAAGCATGGGAACCAAAGACCTACCTTAATTATACTAGATGATCCTGAAGATGAGAATAATACAAAAACATCTGAGGCAATGGAGAGTAATTTGAGGTGGCTCTTGCAATCTGCTATACCTAGTTTAGACCCTACTAAGGGTAGGTTGGCTATTATAGGTACGCCTATACACCAAAGATGTATAGTTGAGACCTTAAAAGATATGCAAGGATGGAGAAATTTATTATATAGACCTAATTTAGACACAAATACTGCATTATGGGAATCATGGCAGCCAATATCTAAATTAAGGCAAAAGAAAGAGGAATTAGAGTCTATCAATCGTGTTTCTGTGTTTTATCGTGAGTACATGTGTGAAGTAGTAGGAGATGAAGATCAATTATTCAAAGAAGAGTATATCAATTACTATGATGGCAAGATATACCAAGATGAGGACGGTAATTCATTTCTAAGCTTAAGCAGTATAGATAATTCTAATGCAGATGAAGATAGACCAGTCAACGTGTTTATGGGGGTTGATCCAGCATCCTCAACCAGACAAACTGCCGATTATTCGACAATCGTAACAGTTGCTATAGACAATAAAGGTAATAGATTTGTTCTTCCCTACTATAGAAAGAGAGCAACTCCCATGGCGCTGGCTGAATCTATAATAGAGTACTTTAAGCTATATAACCCTGAAAAGGTTAGAATTGAGTCTGTTGGATACCAAGAGATGCTAAGAGAGTACGTTAAAGTTAGATGTGAGGAAAAAGGAATATTTATTCCTGGACTAGAAATAAAAGAAATACCACGTAATTCCAAGTCAATGCGATTAGAAACAATGGAACCTTACTTTGCTCAAGGTAAATTCTACATGAAAAAAGATATGTTAGAATTAAAGGATGAATTGTTACTTTATCCTAGGGGCAAACACGACGATTTGCTTGATGGATTATATTATGCTACTAAAAAAATATGGCAGCCACATCATAAAAAGATGGACACAGATGAAGCTAATAGAATAAAAAATACAGAAAGTAAAGAAAATTCTTGGATGCTCGCATAATATAAAATATATTACCTCTAAAAATTTAGGTACCTATGCCCTCAAAAGACCCTATGGTACAATTAAGTACCGACACATTACAAGAATATGCATCAGCTCGATCTAAGTGGGCCAAGCAGGCCACAGAAGACAATGAGTTTAGAAACGGATTACAATGGAAAGATGAGCATGTAAAGACTTTAAGAGAACGTGCTCAAGAACCTATTGTGGTTAATGTTGTTCATTCAGCTGTAGAGCAAGCTAAAGCGATGCTCACAACTAATAAACCCAGATTCCAATCTACTGGACGTGAAGGTAGCGATGCTGAGACTGGTAAAGTTTTCTCAGATATACTTTCTTGGATATGGGACAACTCAAACGGAAATAGTGTTTTAAAGCAAGCAGTTGATGACTATTACGTTAAAGGTATTGGGTGCATATATGCATATTATGATCCAAATGCTGATTTAGGAAAGGGAGAGGTCTTATTAAAAAGTATCAACCCTCATGATTTATACATAGATCCAGCATCAAAAGATCAATTTTGTCAAGATTCTGCTCACCTCATCATAGCTAAAAAACACATGCGTTCTCAACTTCTCCTCGAATATCCTGATTATGCCGATATCATAGCTAGGGCAGTCCAAACTAACTATATCTCACCAGAAACTACAACTAGGTTTGGACTGCATGATGAGCAAATAACTCCTGGAAAAGGAAATGATAGGACAATTCATGACGAGGACATAGAGTTAGAGGTTATAGAAAGATATACTAAGGTTAAGCATCCTTATGTTAGAGCTTATAATTCTATAGATAATGAAGAAAAAGTTATGACTTCTGAAGAATTTGAAGATTATGTAACTCAGCCTGCTGCAAGAGTTACTAGTAGTGATGGAGAAAAGTTTTATACAGACCCAACAATGGTAGACCAGTATCAAAATTTATACACACAAACAAATGGGCGCTATCATATGGTAGCTAATCCTGTAACTGGCGAGCCTGTAATGCAGCCTGGAGAAGAAAGTCCTAATATGATACCAGGCTCAACAACTATTGTTGAAATGATAGAATATAAAGAATTAATAGAATTAGGGATAATAACCACTAATACAATAACATTAGATAGAGTTCAATGCTGTGTTAGTGTAGGTGATGAAATGCTTTACAAAGTAGTATATCCTATAGAATATTATCCTATTGTTACTTTTATGAATAGACATAATAGGAATCCTTATCCTATTTCAGATGTTAGATTAGTAAAAGGGCTGCAAGAATATATTAATAAGATACGTAGTCTTATAGTTGCTCATGCATCATCTTCTACTAATGTTAAATTACTTATTCCTAGAGGTTCTATGAATAAAAAACAATTAGAATCAGAATGGGCAAGGGCTGGTACTGCTGTTATAGAGTACGATCCAGAGCTAGGACAACCTATAGTAGCAGGGCCTGTACCATTACCAAATGAATTATATAAGAATGAAGCTGACGCAAAAGCAGATATAGAAAGAATACTAGGTATTTATGCGTTAATGCAAGGAGATCAAGGCCAAGCTCCTCAAACATATAAAGGTACTGTTGCAATGGATGAGTTTGGTCAAAGAAGAATTAAGTCTAAAAAGGACGATATAGAAGCTGGATTGAATCAAATAGCTAAAGTTATAGTTCAATTTGTGCAAGCTTACTATACTTCTGAAAAAGTATTTAGATTATTGCTTCCTAACAACATGTCTAGAGAGATAACAATAAACTCAGAGATATATGACCAAATGAGTGGTCAATTTATAGGAAGATTAAATGATGTAACTGTTGGTAAATATGATGTAGTTATCGTTACAGGTTCTACACTACCATCTAATAGATGGGCTAGGTTTGAATATTACATGCAGTTATATCAACAAGGAATTGTAGATCAGGTTGAAGTGTTGAAACAAACAGACGTTGCTGATATGGAAGGCGTATTACAAAGAGCTGACCAAAGAAATCAAATGTCTCAACAAATTGAACAACTTCAAGGTCAAGTTAAAGAACTCACAGGAGATCTACAGACTGCACGACGTGAATCAGTACATGATCGCAAACGTGTAGAAATCAAAGAGTTCGAGAAGAAATTAGCTAAAGCTGAAGCTAAAATCGAAATGGCTGCTAAATTACATAATCATCGTGCAGACGATGAACTTGATAAATTGAAAGAAGCAGTTCGAGAAGCTGAAAGCTCTGCTAGAAAGGAACCAGCACGCAAAGTGGTTCCTATTTCAGAATAGTTGTTGCTGACTAAGATCAAACAACATAAATAAGGAGGTCTTAATGGACCAAATACTAAAAACTAGTAATGCTGCAGAAGCACCGCAAGCAAACGCAGAGATACCTGTAGAAAATGCAGGTATAGACGTTTCGACTGGAACTGACGGGAACCTGTTTCCTGATGGCGGTGGTGAAACAATTACTAATGTAGAAGGCATGCCAACTGGACAAACTACCCCAGTTGACAATTCAGATATGCCAGTACAAGAGCAATCTGCTCCTGTACAAACTGAAACTCCAGTAAAAGAAGACAGTAGTCGTATGGAATACTGGCAATCACAAACTGATAAGGCTAAGAACGAAAATTACAGGCTTGCTCAAGAGCTTGAATATCATAAGAACGTGCTTTCTCCAATTGCGAAGGTTATTCAGGAGAATCCACAAGTACTTGATAATATAGAGAATCTTACTAATGGAAACCCTCAGCAAGGTGTACAGGCTCCTCAGCAGAGAAATTCATTGGCTAAACCTATCCGTCCAGAGAAGCCACATTCTTACAACGAAGTCGATGCGTATAATGATCCAGAGAGCGATTCTTTTAAGTATAGAATGTCTAACGATAAATGGAGAGATGATATGTTAGGTTGGTATGAAAATGTTGACCAAGCAAGAGTGCAACATCAACAAGCTATGGCTGCTCAACAGCAGGAAAACATGCTTGTTCACAATGCACACTCTTACGTTATGAATCAACATGGTTTTGATGCAAGTAAGGCTAATGATTTTATTCATTGGGCTAAAAATCCTGCAAATATTACTATCGATTCATTAGCAAGGCTATATCAATTAAAAGACGCTCCGTCACAACAACAACAAAGCCAATCGCAAGTTAAACAAGCGCAAATGATGAAACAGAAAGAACATTTGAAGGTCCCTAGACCTACAACTGTTCAAACTGGACAATCTGCGCCAACTCTATCTCAAGAAGATGAGTTTAATAGTGCTTTGTTGACAAATGCAAGGAGATAAAACATGGCTGCTAAAAATCTAGCTGCTAGTGGTGTCCTTTATACCGACAGACGAGATTTCTACATCGACCCTCAAGTTGTTAAAGAACTTTGGACCGATGTAGCACCTTTCACGACTGTTATCTCAAATAAAGAGACACGTAACACTAACGATCCTGTGTTCAAAATGTTTGAACATAGAAACCCATGGGTAAAGCAAAAGTTTTCAAATGCTGGTGAAACAGTAACTCTTGCTGCCGATGGAACTGAAAGTGCTGCTTTAAATATTGATGGTATTACTGGATTAGACTCTACTGTGCAAAATGCATGGGAAGGTTTAGTTTGTGAAATATGGAATGAAGCAGAAACTGCAAAAAAAGCAATCGTATTAATTACGGATGCTGTAGATGCTGACGAAATTAAAGTTAAGTGTCTATGGACAACAGGTGGTGGTGACTACACACTTGTTGATAATGATGTATACCACGTAATTGGTAATGCACAAGGTGAGGGAGAAACTTCTCCTGAAGCTTGGTCTGATGAACTTAAAGTAGTTTATAACTCTACTCAAATTTTCAAGACTCCTCTTGAAATTACAGGTACGTTATTACAAGCTTCTTTAAGAGGTGAATCTTCAGAGCTTGCAAGACTAAGATTACAAAAAAACCAAGAGCATAAAATGCAGAAAGAAAAAGCTTTCTTGTTTGGTGCTAGAGTTGGTGGAACTGGATTAGGCGAATCATATGATGGTACTCCTGATGAAACTTTCGCTGATGGTGGCAGAACAGGTGCTGGTGGTGGTTTAGTTAGAACTACTTACGGTATTGTTAGTGCTCTTGATTACTATGGTAACACTTCTGGAGATGATCAAAATATCTTTACAGTAGGCGACGCATACAAGTATGGTAGCTTTGTAGACGATATGGAGAAAGTATTCCAGTATGTTCCTGTAGATGGTGTTAAAAAAGCATTCTGTGGTGCTGGTGCTCTAGGATACTGGTCTAAAATGGCTGGTTCTGAAGGGTTTGCTGGTGGTTCAGGATGGACAGTTAACTTAAGCGATATGAAGAGAGATTCTCTTGGATTTAACTATAAAGTGCTTGAAACTCCTCATGGAATTCTGCAGTTGATACCAACTCCAGCTCTAAGAGGACCTTATAACAAGTACATGTTAGTTATGGACGAAAGCAATGTATTCCATGCTCAGTACAGATCGCCTATGTATCAAACTAACATAAAAACAGATAACGGATACGATGGAGTTAAAGATCAGTACTTCTCTGATGAAGGACTAGGAATAAGCTTAATTGAGTCTCATTCTCTGTTTAAAATCACAGCGTAAGGGGGTAGCAAATGGCTAGACCTTATTTACACGGAAGTAACGGTGCTATTAAAACTTTAGCCGCAGACGCTACTTTAACTATGGCTGATTCAGGTAAGATATTTATCTGTTCTCAGGCAGGCGCATATAACATAACATTGCCAGAAGTTGGCGATGCTATGGGATGGGTGGGAACATTCATTCTTGGCACAGCTGCAAGTAATGACTTCGATATTATCGGAGGAACTGCTGCTGTTATGCAAGGCGTAGAAGTTGCTGACACGGTTACTGCTATTACCAATATGGACAAAATTACGTTCGCATCTGGTCAAGCAGTAGTAGGCGAAAGAATAGACATCTTTTGTGATGGATCAGCTTATTATGTTACATCATTCTCGGATGATGAAGAACATATAGTTGCCTCTACTTAATAGTGACGCTAAACAACTTGAGTGGGGGAGCAATCCCCCGCTCATTGTTAAAAAGGAAATTTAATTAATGAGTTTGACATTTAAACAAAGAATAGAAGATTTAGCTGGGACAATACCAGCAACTGCTGATGGAGAGCAATTCATTAAAGATGGAGCTCACGATGTAACTAATCGTATGCTTGTTCTTGCTC